AGCTCACTTTCGGGCAGGCGCTGTAAACAATGACCGGCGGAGGCGCAACCGGCGCGGGTGTGCAGCCTGCGCACAATATCAGGCAGCTCAGCGCTGTACCAGCGGCGTAACGTTTCATTTTCATTCATCAGTCTCGTAATGGTTTCTTCCCGGCGCACGGCCATCGCACCGGCAGCAATCAGCTCACCACGTAAACTGACCTGTGCGGTTTCATTTTGCCTGGCGATTCCCTGCGAAACGGAAAGCTGATTTTTCAGCATCCCGATCACGTTTTTCTGTTCGGTCGCGACCTTATTTGCCCGGTCAAAAGAGCGCCGTAGATTACCGTTCTCATGCCTTAACCAGAGCACAGCCGCCAGCGCCAGACCTGCGGCAATCAACATCACAATGTATCTGGACACAGCCCCGCCTCCTCAATGCGCTGACGGTATGAGGTGCGCACCCCCGTAAAGGTCAGGACGCAAATCAGGTAAAGCAGCGCGGTAAAGATCCAGCCAGCACCGAGCAGACACCCAATGGTTACGACAAAAATAATAAGAGACCATGCGCGACGCGCCTTTGAGGGCTTGTTACAGAAAACAGCGCGGAATATTTTCATAATCTCGGGTTTTACCGGAATACCTTTCCCCGCATTTCGTAGCCAGTGGTCAAAAACAGCCACACCGGCAAGGCTCGCCGCAATACAGACAACACAGCCAAACAGCGCCCACGCTGCAACAAAATTAAGTGCTGCACTTTGCGGCGAAGCCAGCCCCCATAGCAGGAATACAGCCAGCAGGGCATCTAAAATCAGTGAACGTAAAAACTTTTTCATTGAGAAACTCCTTTCAGACAATAAGCACGCTCACGCGCGCGGCGATTTTCCAGCCCTTTATTGATTGAGCCATTCACATAAACCCAGCGGGTGAGCTGGTCGCACGCCTGCCACCATTGGTGTCGCTTGATATACGACACCAGCGTCGACCGGCAGGCCGCGCCGGTTCCCACGTTGAATGAGAAGCTGACCAGCGCGTCGTAAATGTGCTGCGGCATTTCTACCGGCACGCAGACTGCGAGACGCCTCTCGACGTTCATCACATCCGCGACGAGGTTCGCCGCCGCCTGACGTTCTGTGATTTCCCCTTTCGGGACGACACCGGCAGTGTGGCCGATGCCTGACGTCCACACTCCCGCGCTGCACTGGTAAGGCGTCAGGCGACAACCTTCGAGGTCAGCAATCAGCGCCAGCCCCTCGGGCGAGGTGTTAAGCAGACGAAAGTCAGGCATCAGCGCCGCCAGCGCCAGCACTGCGGCCACACTGCAACGTTTAACGATTGATTTCACGAATAGCCCCCTTGTCGAGTCCGAGTGACGTCAGATAGAGGTACGTTTTGCGCTTAAACCAGTAATTCGTCAGCGCGGTAAAAATGGCGCATCCGCCGCCCACGTAAAGCGCCATCTTTTCGGGCGATATTGCGCCGAGGTACGCCAGCGCGACGGCCAGCCAGTAGGCGATAAACGTGGTGATTTTCTCCATACTCAGTCCCATAGATTCACCGTTTCGGTTCTGGCCGCGCTGTCGGTCTCGGGCAGTTCAATTGCCGTGCCGTGCGGCAGGATGACGCCGAGCTCAGACAGGCCGGGATTCGCTTCTAAGACGGTTTCGACCACGCCCTCGGTGCGCCCGTAGTACCGCACACAAATCGCGTCGAGGGTGTCGCCCTGTAGCGCATACGCTTTCATCAGATTTGCCCCACAATGCAGCGCGCTTTGTCCTGGATGCGCGCCACAGACCAGCGCATATCCCGCCACATTTCATCGATAGTGCTGTCGATGCTGTCGGCCTTTTTGTCACCTCTGGCGGTCGCATCCACGCCGCGAAAACGCTCGTAAAGCGTGGCGGTCGTCATTGCACACACGGCGTTGAAGTAGTGGAAAACACGCACACTTTCGCCATCGAGCCTGTCGGTCGGGACATCCGCCAGCGTGGCGTAACCGGCATCGAGCTGACGCTCGCGCCATTCGCCCAGCTCCGCGTTCGTCTCTGCGATGGCGGTCTTAATTGCCCGGCGCAGGCGCACAGGGGAAACGGTCTGCTCTAAACGCATTTCCTCACGCACGCGCTTCGGATCAACATCAGGAAAAAACGGGGTGTTTTTGATTACCGGCTCGCTCACGCCCGGCGGCGGTATCACCACGCCCGGCACATCCTGCGGCTCTTTGTTTTGCTCAATAATCAGCGTCGTCATGACAACCTCGGGTAATAGGTGGGCGGTGGACGCCGGTCGCAGTCAGGGCAATTGATACCCGCTTTGACCGGCGTGCCGCCCGGCTCGGGGAGCGCTCGGTTAACCTGCGGCTTTTGCCGCCTTTGGTGGACGCCCGCGACGTGCCGCCGGTTTGGCGGCAGGTTTGCGCGTGCGCGGTTTAGTCGTTTTGGTTTTCGGTGCCGGTTCGGGTTTTGGCCTGAGCTGGCGCTCTAACTGCTCGATATCTTTTTTCACACCGATTGTGCGTTCTAACTGGATCGCACGTTGCAGGTGCGTCAGAGCCTCGGGCAGTTGATTCGCATCACGCAGGACATAGCCGGTGATTTTGTGCAGCTTTGCGCGCACGATATCGGGCATGTCAGCGCGTTCAGTCAGCGCAATGGTGTCCAGCAGGTTCGCCAGTTCGACCGGCTGTTTTGCAGCGAGCAGGCGCTGCGCGGACAGTGCCACCTCTTCGGCCAGCAGGTAAGGCGTCGGACGTCGACCGGTCGGCATGGTCAGGCCATAGGTCATGGCGTAACGGGCAATTTCAAGCGCCCCGGCGATATCGTCAGCATCGAGACGCCACAGCATGACCGTCATGACGATGTCATCCTGCGCGCCCTTGCCGTTTGCGAGGACGCCAGCCACCCATGGCAGATAGAACGGCAGCAGCTCACGCTTTTTATCTGCCTTGCGCTCATTGGATCGGATTTGTTTTAGCGTGCGGTTGTCTGCGGCCAGCTTAACGAGCATCTGCTCATAGGCAGTTGCATTGCGCAGCGGGACAGCAGCCCGCCGCGCTGTTTCAGAGGCCGAGACCCGCATCATGTGACGCGCTGCGGGACTCGTCATGGCTTACTCTCCGCTTTCCGGTGCAGCAGGTGCGGTGAAATCACCGAGCTTGATATTTTCAATCAGGCAACCGGCAGCGTATGCCTCGACCACGTAGTCGGTATTCATTGACTCGTAGTTCTCGATGCGGTCTTTCTTCGGGTTTTCGATGATGCTGCGGCGATGCGCGTCATCCATGAAGTAGATAGACAGGTTATCGAGACGCGTCACCATCAGGGCATTCGCCGGGAAGTAAGGCACGCGCACGGCAGGCAGGTTGCCGATTCGCTTCTGGCTGATGATGATGTCAGCGGCCAGCGACTCGCTGTTTTCCTGGTCTTTATTGACGATAGGGAAGTATTTATCCGCCATCAGCTTGCGACCGGTGATGACAACCAGCTCCGGGTCATCCTGATAAATCTCATCAATCAGGTTGCCGGTGGCATCCATAACCAGCGCGTCGAGGTTCGCATAGTCGCCGTTTTTACCCACGCGGATCACATCGGAAATGACCGCGCCGTCCTCGTCGGTGATTTTTGACATCACGCGCGCTGGCGCTTCATTGCGATACTTCTGCAACCAGCCCACCGCCACATCCTGAAGCATCGGATTTTTTTTGCGGTCAGATTTTGCGGCGCGTTCAATACCGTTGAAACCGGCCATGATGAAATCGAGCGCCTGACGCTTGATAATGGCGTTACGGATACGGGTCTGGAAGTCCTGGAATCGCGCCCACAGGTCGAGCTGTTTATAGCGGATATGGAAGTCAAAGTTAATCTGCGCGCACTCGTATTTATTGGACTCCAGCGCAGTAAAATCAGCGGTTTCACGCTCGCCATCGCCGTCAGTATCGGCGGTGCTCGCGATTGTGCCGTTAACACCCACACCGACCTTTTCGCCTTTCAGCTCGTCGACCGGCACTATGTTGATTTTCGTCAGGAATGAGGACGATTCCTGCACGGTGTCCATCATGGTTTGCGTGACCGACGGCTCGACGGTGAATTTCTTCGCCACGTCATCGGTGGAAATGTCGTTCAGCTCCGCGACGCGGGTCAGGTAGGCATTGAATTTAAAGCGGGTTTGTTTACGCATGGTTTTTCCTGTTCGGGTAATAGGTATCAGGCCAGGCAGCGCGCCCGGCGGGTTATCAGCAGTTGGTCAGCAGCTCGTCGCCCGTACCACCTTTTGAAAGCTCGCGGCGCGGCTGGCGCTGGCTTTCGGTGTTATCGAGGGAGTTTTTGAGGTCGTTAAACGCCTGCGCGCTTTCTTCGGCCTTGCTGGTCACGTCCTGCTTAAGCTGAGCCAGTTCGGTCTCAAGCTCGGTGACGCGCTGGTCGGTGGCGGTGAGGTTGGTTTGCACCAGCTCGGTGACGGTCGTCACAGCCTCATGCACATCTGCAAGACGTGCGTCGTCGCTGGCCTGTTTACGGCTGAAAATGGCCTTTACCTTGTCGGTCAGGCTGTTGAGCATGGTGTCGGGAACGTCTTCAAATTCCAGCTCAGCCAGTGAGGCCACAGAGAAGAGATCGCCCGGCTGGTCTTTTTTACCGGCGAGCGGGTTCTGCGTGGCGCGGCTACAGAATTCGAGGTATTCGGTGCCGAGGCTTGCCGGGTCATCGGTGACGGCGAGCCCGATGAGATAGCATTTGCCGCTGTTAGAGAAATTCGGGCGGATCTCCATTGAGGTGTAAACCTTCTGCCCGGCACGTACCATGCTGACCAGCTCATCGAGCGGGGCAATTTTGGCAAACAGTGCCTTTTTGCCATTGAGCGCAGAGTCATCGCTGATAATCTCCGCTTTAAGCGCGGTCACATCGCCATAGCGTTTAAAGGGGCTGTCAGGGATGAGGCTTTTGATATGTTCGAGGTTAATGCGGCAACCGTAGACGCGCGGGTCGAACGTGTCGGCCATTTCCTGAATGTCATCAGCGCTGATGACGCGGCCATCGCAGGTGTCACCCTCGACGCCGATGCGAAACCATTTAGAAACTTTCTTTGCCATTGTTCAGGTGTCCTGATGTTGGGTTTTCGGGTCGGGGTTAGTTTCCCGACTCAGACCCTCATCAGCCACCTGTTGCGGAAGTGCAATCCCTGACACAACAGGGGTTTAGCGATTAAGCACGGTCATTTCCTTAGCCTTGCCTCGTGACATCAAAACGAGGTAAGCATGACCATTTCAACTAACCTTTCATTACTCAATGACCCGAGACGACAGGCACGGCTGTTGTACTGGCAGGGGTTCGCCGTGCCGCAAATCTGCGACATGCTGCAACTCAAGCGCCCCACGGTGCAGAGCTGGAAACAGCGTGATGGATGGGAGGAAACCGCGCCGATTAACCGCGTTCAGTCGACGTTAGAGGCGCGCCTCATCCAGCTTTACGCCAAACCCGACCTGACGCCTCACGACTTTAAGGTCGCTGATTTTCTGTCGCGACAAATGGAGCGCCTCGCGCGCGTGAACCGCTACGGCCAGACCGGAAACGAGGTGGATTTAAACCCCAATATAGCCAGCCGCAACAAAGGTGATCGCAAAAAGCCGAAACGTAATTTCTTCAGTGAAGAAGCGATTGAAAAGCTGGAAGAGATTTTCTTTGACCAGTCCTTTGAGTATCAGCTCAGGTGGCATAAAGCCGGGTTAGAGCACCGTATCCGCCACATCCTGAAATCTCGCCAGATTGGCGCAACGTTCTACTTTGCGCGTGAGGCGCTCCTGCGTGCCCTTAAGACCGGGCAAAACCAGATTTTTTTATCCGCCAGTAAAACGCAGGCTTACGTTTTCCGTAAGTACATCATCGCCTTTGCGCGTCTGGTCGACGTCGACCTGTCAGGCGACCCGATTGTCATCGGTAACAACGGCGCAGAGCTGATTTTCCTCGGGACCAACTCCAACACCGCGCAGAGTCATAACGGCGACCTGTACGTCGATGAAATTTTCTGGATACCCAATTTCCAGAAGCTGCGAAAAGTCGCCTCCGGTATGGCGTCGCAGTCGCACCTGCGCACCACCTATTTTTCGACGCCGTCGACGCTGGCGCACGGCGCTTATCCGTTCTGGTCAGGGGAGCTGTTTAACCGTGGCCGCAGTAACCGAGACGAACGTGTCGACATCGATATCAGTCATCAGGCGCTTGCCGGGGGCATGTTATGCGGGGACGGCCAGTGGCGGCAGATTGTCACCATTGAGGACGCGCTCGCCGGGGGCTGTACCCTGTTTAACCTCGACCAGCTCAGACAGGAAAACAGCGCGGATGACTTCCGTAACCTGTTTATGTGCGAGTTCGTCGACGATAAAGCGTCGGTATTCCCGTTCGAGGAGCTCCAGCGTTGCATGGTCGATGCGATGGAAGAATGGGAGGACTTCGAGCCATTCGCCGACCGTCCGTTTAACTGGCGTCCGGTCTGGATTGGCTACGACCCGTCACACACCGGCGACAGCGCAGGCTGTGCGGTGCTGGCTCCGCCGCTGGTTGCCGGTGGCAAGTTCCGCATCCTTGAGCGCCACCAGTGGAAAGGCATGGATTTTGCCGCGCAGGCCGAGGCCATCAGGGCGCTGACCGAAAAATACACCGTCGACTATATCGGCATCGATGCGACCGGCATCGGCCAGGGGGTTTACCAGCTCGTGCGCTCATTCTTCCCGGCGGCGCGCGCCATCCGCTACACGCCGGAAATGAAAACCGCAATGGTGCTGAAAGCGAAAGACACCATCAGGCGCGGGTGTCTGGAGTATGACGCCGGTGCGACCGACATCACGCAGTCATTCATGGCTATCCGCAAAACCATGACCAGCAGTGGCCGCAGTGCCACCTATGAAGCCAGCCGCAGTGAGGAAGCCAGCCACGCGGATATCGCATGGGCGACCATGCACGCCCTGTTAAACGAGCCACTTTCCGCCGGTAGCGGTATGCATTCAACCTCGATTCTGGATATCAACTAAGATGAAAAAACGCCAAAAGAAACAGCCAAAACAGATCAACATGACCGCCAGCGCACCGCAGAAAATGGAGGCGTTCACCTTTGGCGAGCCGTCACCCGTTCTGGATCGCCGCGATATCCTCGACTATGTCGAGTGCATCAATAACGGCAAATGGTACGAGCCGCCGGTCAACTTCTCCGGGCTGGCGAAAAGCCTGCGCGCCGCCGTGCATCACAGCTCCCCGATTTACGTGAAGCGTAACATCCTGACGAGCACCTACATCCCGCATCCGTTGCTTTCACGGCAGGATTTCAGCCGCCTTGTGCTCGATTATCTGGTGTTTGCCAACGGCTATCTTGAAAAGCGCATGAGCGTGACCGGCCAGCTCATGAAGCTTGAAACCTCTCCGGCCAAATACACCCGCCGGGGTGTCGAGGATGGGGTTTACTGGTACGTGTCGGACTTCACGCACCCGCATCAGTTCGCCCCCGGCTCAGTCTGTCATTTGCTTGAGCCCGACATCAATCAGGAGCTGTACGGGATGCCTGAATACCTGAGCGCGCTTAATTCCGCCTGGCTAAATGAATCCGCCACGCTGTTTCGTCGCAAGTATTACCAGAACGGCGCGCACGCGGGTTACATCATGTACGTCACAGATGCGGCACAGAGCAGCACCGACGTCGAGGCGCTGCGCTCTGCGATGCGTGACTCTAAAGGGCTCGGGAATTTCAAAAACCTGTTTTTCTATGCCCCGAACGGAAAACCGGATGGCATCAAGATTGTGCCGCTGAGTGAAGTCGCCACGAAGGATGATTTTTTCAACATCAAAAAGGTGAGCGCCGCCGACCTGCTCGATGCGCACCGCGTACCGTTCCAGCTTATGGGCGGCAAGCCCGAAAATATCGGCTCAATGGGCGATATCGAGAAGGTGGCGCGGGTATTTGTGCGTAACGAGCTGACACCGTTGCAGGAGCGTTTCAGGGAAATCAACGAATGGCTCGGTTTAGAGGTGATCCGCTTTAAGGATTACAACATCGAAACTGAGTAACCCCCGCCAGAATGCCGCCTCAGGGCGGCATCCCCTCAGTGCGAGCCAGACGCCGCACACGCGGCGCAACCACGCCAGCACCTCATTAGCTGACCGCACATAACAGCGCGCCACCACGACGCGCACAGACGCGTAAAATAAATCCTGTCACCACGTCTGGCGCGCAGTGCTATCCCCGCCTCGCCTGCGCGCTTAACGGGGTGCTTTTGATGCAGGTGCATGACCACTCTGGATCCGCGCCAACTCTGAAAGAGTACGCTCAGAACTGGCACGGCTAGGGCATGCAAAAAAATGCACCTAAGGCATGCGTCATTTACTTGCGTAAATTTTACTCATTTTTTTCGCTATTAATTTTCGCAAAAATACTTTCTTGAATGAATCCAATGGATGACATCTTGTCATGCCTACCAATAAGGAAGTCTTCAAATTCTTTGAAATGACCAAGAATGCACTCTTGAATTTTATCAAATACAGGTGTGAATTCATTGGGGTTACGGAGAGAGGTGATTTTTGTTGCAAAATCTATGCTATCAACACCAAATGTATATGAGTCATCATCATTTTTCCTGAATTTGAAATCAATTTGGAAAGGTGACTGAGGGTAAGTATTAGCGTCTTTATAAATGGTCAATATAAACCCTAAATGCCAGAACCCATCGTCCCCTAAATGAGTAGCCCCAGCGGGTGTGTATTTCGCATCTGGTTGTTCATCTTTATCTAGCGGGATTAATCTATATGCTTCGTCATTATCAATCCCAAGATAATCTAAATAATTTTTAATCACGTGACCAGAAAAGTTAAATGCAGCAAATCGAGTATCAGAAAGTTTGTTCCGAAAATCAGTATATGCTGTGCACAACTCTGTAAACTTTGACATAATCCATCCTCTTTCGATTGTATGTATCTAACGCCTCTCAGAGCGAGTTATTCAACCCCGCCAGCACTGAAAGAGAGTTTCAGCACCGGCGACGTTTGTCACTATATTATTTAATTTTCGAGTATAGAATCGACCTCACCCGTTTGCACGTTGACGCGTGCCGCTACAGTCTGTTTGACCACCCCACCATAAGCATTGGTGCCACGAAACGTTGTTTTAACAATGGCATGCGGGTCTTTATTCAAAATCAGATGATAGACTGTTGAAACATGCTTATAAGAGGAATCATCATTCATGCTGGCTTTTATAAGCTTTTCCAACGGTCGATATGAACCATCCCAACCGCTAAAATTCCCCTGAAAAGCATCGAGATTGATTTTACTGTTTAGGGATTCTGGATCTCTTTCGTAGTCATTAAAGCACCATCCCAAAACTTGATTTAGTTGTAACTCGCCATCTTTCGAGAATGTAAACTCACTCATGCAAGCATAAAACGCATCATTGGCGCTGGCCGGTAACCCCTTGAACTCGACATAATTGGCAACGATTTTATGTCGCGTCTCTTTAAGCTCGTTTCGGTATTCTTTGAGGGACTTATCACCGTACTTAAAGACTTTTTTGACCGGTTCAACAGGAACTTTCGTAGAATCATTTTTTGCTACGTGCTGACTACCTTCCGTTCCCCCTAAAACAGCGCTAACAACGACAAGCGCCAGAAATCCCCCCAAGAAGATCGCACTGGAACGCTTACGATTTGGCATTTTTACCAAAGAAGGCTTAATCAGACCGATGATAAAACCTACAAATAGAACAAAGGCTACTAAAGAAATCAGGCTGCTCATAACTATCCTTTTGTGTGTAATCCCATAAAAAACAACCCCATGCTATCAAACATGGGGTCAAAAACGTATCTTTACGGGCTACCTCCAGCTTTCATCCTCCCATACCTCTTGCAGAATGTTATCAAGCCGCTCACGGTCTGAATCATTTTCTACGCCCGTTAGTTCAACTCCTGTAATAGACCCTTTCCTTACAAACACGCGCGTTGAAGGAAAGATAGTTGCAACTCTTCTGGTTAGTTCGCTCTGGAAAGCATCAATCAATGACTGTTCGATTTTCTGGTCTTTATCTAACGTAATGTTGATTCTCACTTCGTGTTCTTTTTTTAATTTTTTGCCGATAGGCGCGGCAGAGAAAACCACAGAGAATGAATCGTTTTTTATCAAATTCCCTCTTGCTATCTCCGCAATCAAATTTAGCGCGATTTCACGGTCTTTTTCCTGACATGCACCCTCAGCTGTTAGCCGTGCAATCATCTCAACCCGCTCAATCATTACGTGTTCATTTAGTTCTCTGTTCACACATCCTCCCCTGCGAGACACTGTATAAACATACAGTAGCACGAATTGGCAAAAGGTGTGAAGAAAAATTGCAGCGTCATACACTGTATGTACATGATATGGATGAACATTACCTTTCATTTTCTTTTATCCCCCCGGCTAAAGCCGCAACACGACTGAGGATTTTACGGGCTTGAGCCTGATGCGATGGCGCTGCTGAAAATACCTCTCCTTTGCCCGTTCCGCGCAACCATTTTCCGTTAAAGCAACTTTTACCACCTGACATCAGGTGCAGGGCTTCACCCCGGCTGATGATAGTGCCGGTTGTCAGGTGTATCTCGTCGATGGTTTTTGCTATAGCTGCATATTGCTCATCAGTTCCGTGAATGAATTTTCGCCGTATTGCTGGCTTTTGCTTTCTGAGTCGGTTCGTCAGCTCTCGTCTTTCACGCCTACTGAGTGGTTTTGATAAATCCAGTATCGGTGGATCACTTTCGCTTCCCGTACAGTTATTGACAGAACTCCGAGAGGGCGCAGGAGCGCCCTTAACGTCAACGGCCAAATCAACGGCACGCTTCGGCACAATTTTCCACTGCGTGAGCCGAGTTAAAATTGGGGTGCCAGCACCGATAGCGGAGTCGTACACGCCACGGATGCAGACGGTTTCTTCACCATACTGATTAAACTCGGCGCGCGGTTCATACAACGTGCGCACCTGCAAATCATCGCGACGGACAAACGGGCCACCCTGCGCATTAACGTAACCAGCCCAGTCACCGGCGTCAGCGGCATCATGGACGGCTGCAAACTCAACGCTCAGGCCGTGTGCGGTCTCGGTATCAGCGAGGCGGCGCAACTCACGGTAGACCGTCACCGGCGCGCCGCCGATAAACTGGAATTGACGGATGTGCCAGCGTGCCGCCCATGCTGAAACGGCTGGAGCGGTCTCTTTCAGCAGCTCACCGCTTTCGTCATCGGTTTCACCATCCAGAGCATAGCCGTCGATATTTTTTGAAATGTATTTAGCCACATAGCCGGTAGCGCTGCCCTTTTCTGGGTCAATGGCCTCGGCATGAAAGCGCGCCTTTTTGGCTTTGTCGCTTCTCAACTCGTGGTGGTCTTCCTCCCACGCATAATCGCGAATGATGAGGCGCACGCGCTCAACGTCTTCCGGCAGCATAAACATAAGCATGTGCCAGTGAGGCGTCCCGTCGTGATGAGGTTCAGCAACACGAATGCCGAAAATGCGGATTTCTTCCCGGTGCAGCTTGGCACGAATGCGCGCCCAAAGGCCGGTGAGATAACTCTGCGTGTCCGACGGGCTGGCTCCTTTCCATTTGGTGTTACGGTATCCCGCTTTAGTTGTGGCGTGATATTTTGACGGCGCGGTCAGGGTATAAAACTCACCGACATAACCGAGCTCATTGCATATATTTTCAAACCCACGGATGCGGGTCATCAGCTCGCAGCGACGTATCGCAGGGTTAGCGACCGAGCCGTCGTATTTTTCAATCAGGCTGATGCAGTTACCGTCTTCGTCTTCGAGATCCAGCCCCTTGAGAAATTCACGCGTGCGGCGCTTCTGCTCGCGCCAGTCAGTCACGCAGTTTTTACTCGCATATGCGTGTCTTTTTTTGCTGACATTACCGACTGCAATTTGCAGATGTTCGCGCCATGCAGCCGCAATGCGTCGCAGACGGTTACGCCACCATGTTTCGGTAAACATGCGGATTACTGCGGGCGCAATATCATTTTTATCGAAAACTTTATTAATCACTCGCTCCCATTTGGGAGGAGTTACATTAAATTGCTGAGAGATAAACCCGGCGTGCATATACCAGGCATAAAGTGTTCTGAACTCACCAAAAGCAGAATCATCAATGTTAGCCAGTTCAGCGCGAATGAAATTAGCGATATCAGCGGCCAGCAGGTCAATATCGGCGCGCGCCATATCCGGAAGTCGGTTATATCTGGCGACCATATTGACCATGCGTGATGCCAGATATTGCATAAGCTCAGTATCGAAATGACCACCAAAGACAGCGGCTGATACCTTGCTATTGATACATGTGCACTCGTATTTTTTTGCGACCAGTTCAAGACGTGGCAATGCCTTTTTGCAGAAACTGATTAAAAAGGCATTGGCTCGTTGACTGCCTTGATTTTGCTCCAGCACCGCAGCGGTGCGGTATACATCAAAACGCACGCACTCAGGTTGCAGAGAAAGCACCTTTCTCGCATGCAGCAAAGCCGCGAACATACGATCGCGGCGATGCTGTTGGTCATAAGTAAGATAAGGGCTGGCTATTGCCGACCGAGGAGCATTCCACGGAAAAGCGAACTGAACAGCCAATTTATAACCCCCGATAGTGTTTTAGTTTAAGCTCGGCGATTTGCTGGCAGCTCACGCAAAAGGCCACGCCCGGAATAGCAATACGGCGAGCTTCGGGGATTAGTGCGTCACATTGTTCGCACAGGAAACGGGAAGGTATAGCGATACGGCTACGCGCGTTGCTGATGTGGCGCTCGCGGTCTTCCTGCTCACGCTGTTGTGCTAAATCCATTGCGTCGGCCATTAGTGCAGCTCCTGTGATTCGTTTTCATAACGGGTGGCCTCACGGCGCAGCAGTTCAGCCGCTTCAATACCGCTTAACCCTTTGTTAGTGATATGGGTTGCCAGTGCCTCAAGGCGGATTGAAACTGCGAGAGCGCGACCTTTACGCTCCTCACGTTTGGCAATATCAATTACCGCCATAAGCGGGTCGGTTTCGGCCACAAACAATTTTGGTAATTCTTTCTGCACTGTTCTTTCTCCTGAATTTGGGCAAAAGAATGCCCGGCGGGTTTACGCCATTAAATTTCTGTTTGGATTAATTCGGCATGGTTAGCCGTTTGGGAAATAAGCTCACCACTGCACGAAAATGATTCATTGCCGTAATAAGCGCTTTTTTCTCGTCAGTAGTCAGCTCACTTAATTCGAGCTCATGACGAGCCGCGGGTATTTTTGCCAGAAAAAAAATAGCGGCCAACGCCCGATTATTTTCTTCGAATTGTGGGTCGCGTTTATCGCGCATATCATCGACAAAACGCTCAACGTCTTTCCAGCTATCGCCCCAATATCTCGCACGCAACTCGGCCACATGATTAAGACCGGCCAGACGTTCACCCGCTTTTAGCGGAACAGTTGCGGAAACAGCTTCGATAGCCATGTATCCCCCTGCTTTTGAGTAGAGAGGCCAGCCAGTAAATCAGCCTGTGAGCGGCTCGGATGCCAGCGCTTGCCGTCCTTACCTGCGATCCAGCCGTGTCCGTAGTGCATGCCAGGGCTTTGCTTTACGAGCAGAGAAGCGAATGACGGTTCAGTATTCAACATATACACCTCACATAAGCCCGAACGAGGCACCGAGGCCGCTCATAGTGTCGACTACGCTAGCCATTGCCGGGTTAGCCTGTAGTCGCGCCTGCAACGACATTGCCGACAATGACAACATGCGAATACCAGCGTTAACGCTTGCAATCATGTTTTGTTTGCGCGCATGGGTAAGTCGGTCATTTGATACCGCCCCGCTTGCCAGCTCACCGAGTTCACTCATGGCGCGCATGACATAAGATTGCAGTTTTTCTTTTGCCAGCTCGTTGACCGGCACGCACGGCAGACAATGGAGCTGAGCCAGAAAACCATCGACAAGGGTCGAGTCTTCGGTCAGATCTGTCAGTGTCCAAATTTCGCGCGGTGTTAACTGGTGCGGCTGTTCCGGATTGAGTTTGTTGTAAAGCGTATGCGGCTTGATACCGGCTTTATCCGCCAGTTCTTTCACGTTATGCGTAGCCGCGAATTTTCTACATGCATCATCAAAGTGTGCATGTGACGAAATGCGAAAATCTAACATGCTGCATCCTTAAAATTCACATAAAGTGAATTACGCACCGATGACAAGTTGAAACCGTGAATGACCTAACGCCTTACGCAACTGCTCTTCTTTCCAGCGAGCGTAATAAATTCGTACCGGGCCGCCAGCTTTCTTGCACCCTTTGCGGATTTTGCGCGGTTCGATTGGTACACAAGGGTTGTCACCTGTTGTCCAACGATAAGCAGTACGTTCAGAAACCCCTTCAAGCTCTGCGAATTGTTGCAGAGACACCATAGGGGCAGGAATTTTGAAGATTGCGATCTCGGAAGCCATGTTGCATCATTCCCTATTTGCCAATATTTGCCATATGGTTGCCAACGTTTGCCACTGATTGCCACCATTGACAGTGATACTAATGCTAATTTTAGTATCACGCAACATTAGGATGCTAATTTTGATGCTAGATGCCAATTTTAATAACGAAGCGTTACTAAATAGAATATGTGAGGTTTATGGATTCACTCAGAAAATCCAACTAGCTAATCACTTCAAAATCGCTGCCAGCTCGTTACAGAACCGCTACACGCGCGGCAATATGTCTTATGACTTCGCTGTACATTGCGCCTTAGAAACCGGTGCGGACTTGAGATGGCTTATGACCGGTGAGGGTGACAAGAACCTTTCATCCAAAGAACAAAACTCATCACAGGAGTTACCATTCTTCACTTTAAGTGAAGGAAGTCTTCGTGAATCTGGTGTTTTGAGTATTGATAATCAGCTTTTTGGTAAACAGCTCAAAAATGCAATCTGCATAAAAAGCGAAAACAGCTGTTACATCACTGAGAAAGAAGCCCCATTGGCTGATGGTTTATGGGTTGTTGATGTCGAGGGAGCAGTCAGCCTCCGGGAGCTAACGGTACTGCCAGGGAAAAAGTTGCATGTAGCTGGCGGGAAAGTGCCTTTTGAGTGTGGGATTGATGAGATAAAAACAGTTGGCCGGGTGGTAGGTATTTACAGCGAGGTTAATTGATGACTGTCCGTAAAAACTCTGGCGGCGGTTGGATATGCGAGCTCTACCCAAACGGGGCAAAGGGCAAGCGAATTAGAAAGAAATTTGCCACCAAAGGGGAAGCACTGGCCTTTGAACAATACACCATACAAAATCCGTGGCAGGAAGAAAAAGAAGACAGGCGCACGTTAAAAGAGCTAGTTAACGCATGGTATAGCGCTCATGGCATTACCTTGAAAGACGGAGAAAAACGCCAATTAGCAATGCACCATGCTTTTGAGTGTATGGGCGAACCGCTCGCTTGCGATTTCGATGCACAGATGTTTTCCCGTTACAGAGAAAAGCGGTTAAAAGGTGAGTATGCCCGTTCAAATAGAGTGAAAGAGGTCTCTCCCCGTACACTTAATCTTGAACTTGCTTACTTCCGAGCGGTGTTCAATGAGCTAAACCGCTTGGGTGAATGGAAGGGGGAGAACCCTTTAAAAAATATGCGCCCCTTCCGTACCGAAGAAATGGAGATGGCTTGGTTAACTCACGACCAGATTTCGTTACTGCTCGGAGAGTGCAAAAGACATGACCACCCTGATTTAGAAACGGTGGTCAGAATTTGCCTCGCCACTGGTGCTCGTTGGTCTGAGGCGGAAAGCCTGAGAAAAACCCAACTCGCGAAGTACAAAATTACCTACACGAATACGAAAGGCAGAAAAAACCGCACCGTTCCAATCAGTAAAGAGCTTTATGAATCTCTGCCTGACGATAAAAGAGGTCGGTTGTTTAGTGATTGTTATGGCGCGTTCCGATCTGCGCTGGAAAGAACAGGCATCGAATTACCGGCAGGGCAACTCACCCATGTTTTACGCCACACCTTCGCAAGTCACTTTATGATGAATGGTGGTAACATTCTGGTCTTGCAGCGCGTACTCGGCCATACCGACATCAAGATGACTATGCGATATGCACACTTCGCTCCTGACCATTTAGAGGATGCCGTTAAGTTCAATCCGCTGGCGATGAGTGGCGATAAAATGGCGGTATAGGCGGCAAATATTGGCAAACATTTGGCATATAGTGGCAAACTATGTCAATGATAAATAACGCAAACTATTGATTTTCGGTTGCTACGGTAGGAACTCATAATCGCTTGGTCGCTGGTTCAAGTCCAGCAGGGGCCACCAAATTTTAGCTTTAGAATCATCCAGTTAAGCCA